AGGTCATTTGAGATGGGCAGGCAGCTTGAAGCGTTTATTCGTGATGAAGGTCTGTGGGATAAGTTTTACGATACCATGATGGGCAAAGGGGAGCCGGGAGAGAGGTTAAAGAAGGAATTTGAGTATGAAAATAGAGAGCGCGATTAAGTGGTTGTCACCTAAGACTTCGCCTGCACTTATCCATTCGATTGAGATAGGTGGTGGAAATCCTATGAAGTATATCAATGAGGCGATAGCGACAGTAGAGAGACATTTTGGGAGATGTGCGAAGATGAATGTAATGTTAGAGGACGGGGCATATATGCCTGAGAGGGCGCATGAAGCGGATGCCGGATACGATTTAAGGACGCCTGAGGACTTTGCTTTGCAAAAGAGTGTGTTTAATCCGATTGTGAGTGGATTATCGTATGTCACGATAGACACGGGGGTTCATGTAGAGATACCCGAGGGATACGTGGGTATGCTCAAGTCAAAGAGTGGCCTTAATGTCAAAAATGGGATCATAGGCGAGGGCGTGATTGACTCTGGTTATACGGGAAGTATCAAGGTAAAGCTGTATAACCTGGGAGAAGAAACGAAGATATTCAAGAGAGGTGATAAGATAATACAGCTTGTGATTATGCCAATTATTACGCCGGAACTTGAAGAGGTGGATGAGTTTGAGGATACAGACCGTGGAGATAACGGTTTTGGGTCAACGGGAAGATGACAAAGGAACTGAAAGACGCATGGGATAATTACAAAGAGTATCATGCAGCGCTAAAGAAGATAAAGTTCAATCAGACGGAGTATGAAAAGCTCGTAGACGCGTCAATAAAAGCGACTCAGATAGCATTTCTTACGGAAAAAGACGTAGAGAATGGCAGAATCATGGGTCAGATGACAAAGGAATGGATATCAGAGCTTATCTATGGTACTACGGGCGGTACGTTTGATATGCTTGAGGATTGGGCGCAGAAAGAGAAGAAAGAGAACGTATCATACATAAATTGGTACTATGATGTGCTGCGTGCCGAGGCCCGTGATATTTTTAATTCCTTTATTTTGTACATTGAGAAGAATAGACCTAAGAGAGAACGATTCTATGAACCCAGGGTTGACACACTTGGTCGGATTAGTTGGAAGTTGCAGGCACTAGAGGATGATTTGTTAGACGAATTATTCTTGCATACTCCGCCAAGAGCAGGAAAGTCTCAGCTTATCACGAATTATACGACATGGCACTGTGCAAGGGATACGGAGAAGTCAAACCTTTACATAACCTACAAAGAGGGTCTAGGTGGCGCGTTTTTGGATGGTGTGGTTGAGATATTAACTGATCCTACCTATTGCTTTGCGGACATATTCCCTGAGGTTAAGATAGCTGATACGGATGCGAAGAACAATAAGCTGGATTTGAATCGCAAGAAGAAGTATAAGACTCTATCCGGTAAAGGTTTGGAGTCGGGTTTGAACGGAGAGTATGACGCATACGGAGTCATGATAATAGACGATCCGCTTGAGGGTGTCCAAGATGTTATGTCTCCTGAGGTCTTAAAGAGAAAACAGACTATCTTTGACAATAACGTAATGTCCAGAGCGAAAGAAAGCTGCAAGATTATCAATATTGGTACAATCTGGGCAACAAACGACTTGTTTCAGAACAGAATGGCATTTCTTGAAGCAGGACTTTCACCTAAAAATGAAAGGTGGGATGTAGTCAAGATACCGGCACTCGATCCCGATACGGATGAATCGAACTTTAATTATAAATATGGAGTAGGATTCTCAACAGAATACTATCGTGCCAGGCGCGCGAAGTTTGAAATGAATGATGATCTGGCAGGATGGTGGAGTCAGTATCAGCAGGAACCCATTGATAGGACGGGTGCAGTGTTCACTCCCGAACACATGAGATACTATGCGGTGCTTCCTGAGAAACCGATTTTGAAGATTATATCCCATTGTGACGTGGCTCTTGGTGGTGGAGATTACTTATCGTTCCCTATTCTTTATTGTTATGAGGATGGCTCTATCTATTGTGAGGATGTGGTCTTTGATAACTCAGAGAAACACATAACACAGCCACAGGTGGTATCGAAGATAATCTCACATGAGATGAAGAATATCCACTTTGAGTCAAACCAGGGCGGCGAGGGCTATAAAGACGATATAAAGAGACTTCTTGAAGAAGCTCACTATAAAGATTTTAATATCACGTCCGATTGGGCGCCTTCTACACAGAGGAAAGAGCAGCGTATCTGGGATAGGGCAGAGGCCATAAGAGAGATTTACTTTAAAGACCCTCAGCACCGGCATAGTCAGTATAAGAAGTTCATGGAAAACTTATTCAGTTTTACCATGGTTCATGGCAAGCGTAAACATGAGGATGCTGCCGACTCTCTGGCAGGCTGTATAGACTATGACCGCAAGGGAAGCGGCGTAGCGACAGTTGAGGCGGTATGCAATCCGTTTAGGAGACATTAGAATGTTCAAGATTGTTGCAACTGTGCTTATTGCACTACAGATCATATTGAATCTGCTTGTGTATATAACCTCAGATGATGTAGGAGTAGATAGATCAGTTTTTTTGAGTTTACTGACCTTTACAATATGTCTTTTTGCAATTTGGGGGTAAAATGCATTATTTACTTGGTATCCGTAAACTGAATGAGGATATTACGGATAATATGCTTCTGATGGCAGAACTTAGGGCAAAACTGACAGATATATCATCACATAATAGCGGTGAGAGGGTAGTTTCTAGTCCTAGTGGCGGCAAAATGGATAGTATTGTCGCTAAAATCATTGAGATTGACGAGAAAACTGACTTTCTCATTGATGTAATGCACGATTACAAGGAAAAAGCCGATGAAGTCCTTATGAAGATGGATCGTAAGTATTATGAAGTGATGTGGCTTTACTACGTGGCTGGAAAGACAAACCGCGAGATAGCTTTAGATATCGGTCTTAGCGTCAGTAGTGTAAAGAAGATTAAACACGCTGGGTTGGAAGAATACAAGAAATTAAGTGCAGAATTAAGACAAAACAAAATTTAACAATCTATATATTGCTTGCAGTTGACATTCCACCCCTAAATGTGGTATTATGTTACAAGGAATAATAATCCTTAGCTTTCTTATGCAATCCTACAAGGTGCGGTGGGCGAATGCCTGCCGCTTTTTTAATGGTATGAACGATAGGACATTACAAGAACTTGTCAATGGCAAGTATGGACGGAAAATTGCATATGTGGACTATGAGAGTGTCGATAGTAGCAACATTTTAGACGTGCTTGCAAAAACTATCGGCATTTTTAATTCCAATAGGCCAGTAATAAAGTACCTTTGGGATTACAAGAACGGAGATCAGCCTGCGTGGTATCGTACAAAGACAATACGTGACGATATCGTGAACAAGGTCGTTGAAAACCATGCCTGGGAGATAGTCAGGTTTAAGAATGCTCAAACATACGGAGAACCGGTTCAGTATGTGGCACTCAATAAGTCAGATGAGGTCAACAGAGCAGTTGACCGCTTGAATGACTACTTTAGAGCTGCCGGTAAGGAACTGAAAGACATAAACTCCGGTGAGTGGACTTCTGCGGTGGGAACAGGCTTTAAGGCTATTCAGAGGAAAGATGGTCAGGTTCCGTTTAGGATCGTTACGCCTAACCCTATGAATACATATATTGTGTATTCATCTATCACGGAAGAAGCGCTGCTTGCGGTTCAAGAACTGAAAGACTCCGAGGGCAGGATTTATTATCTGTGCTATACAAGTTCATATGAGTACAGAATTCAAAACAGTACGCTGATTGAATCGAAACTTCATGGCTTTGGGGATATTCCTATTATTGAGTATCCAAATAATCAGAGCAGGATTTCAGATATAGAGCTTGTTATCTCCATGCTTGATGCAATCAATAATATGCAATCAAACAGAATGGATGCTATTGAGCAGTTCGTTCAAAGTTGGGTCAAGTTCGTTAACTGTGATATAGATGAAACGACATTTGCCAAAATGAAGATGATGGGCGCACTTGTTGTTAAGTCAAATAACGGTGCGGAGAATAAGGCAGATGTAGATGTAATGTCTCAGGAGCTTTCACAATCAGAAAGCCAGATAGCTAAAGAGGACTTGTGGGATAATGTACTTTCCATCTCGGCTATTCCTAATAAAGAGGGCAATACCGGCGGTGGCGATACCCAGGGTGCGGTTGCACTCCGTAATGGTTGGGATTTCTCAAAGCAGGCTGCAAAGCTAAAGGACCCGTACATTAAAGAGTCTGATAAGAAACTTGGCCTTTTGGCTATAAAGAGGATAA